AACAACAAGCTTTTGTGAAAGATCCGACTGCAGCCGACGCTGTTCCCCAGAGAGATTCCGGGTGTCGACGCCCGCGGCCTGAAGCTCCTTGCGCATCCGCCCCAACTGGGTCGTCTGGCTTTGCTCCTGGCGCTCCAAGACTTTCAGCTGGTTCACAGAGTCCCGATATTCGTTCTGCAACTGCCGAGTTGGTGAGACCGTGGCGGCCATCTGATCGCCCAAGGCCCGGACAGCGTCGCGCGCGGTGGTAATGCCCCTGCCAGTTTTCTCCAAGGTACTTTCAAGATCCCGGAACGAATTGATCTGGCGAAGAGGCTTTTCTACCGCCCGAACCATTTCGGCATACTCTTTCCTGAAGCCGCCGACATTCTTGGTCGCCGAGTCCAGATCCGCCGTCAGTTTCAGTTCGATGTCGCGCACGGATACTCACTTAGCGGCGTCGATGGCTGCTCTGTAATAGGACCATGGATAATAAAAAGCGTTGGAGTGGCCCAGCTTGATCAACGCATTCAGTGACCTGTCGAGATTTTTCAGGCTTTGGCCTGGAGGGCACTTGTCAGACGCCCCAGTAGGCCGAAAAAATGCGGGTTCAGCCCTTTGCAGGTATCAATGACAACCTCCACCTGGGAAGGCCTCAGTTGGTCGATCGCCTCATCCGTGAGGTCAGTCATTCGCAGGATGTCACTGATGGTGCAATCCTTAAAAAGCACTGCTGATACGGTATCCAGCGAGGTGGGCTGACTGGCTTCTTCGAGCCACTTGCGAACCTGCATAACCGTGAGCTCACGGCAGATCACCCGCAGATCCCCTATCAGCAGTTCCTTTGAATTCGTTTCTTGAATCATGCAGCGTCTCTCCAAAAAGCCCAGCCCGCCGAAGCGGGCCGGCGCGCGTTAAACGCTGGCGGTTTCCTTCATGATCTTCATGTACTTGGACTTGCCTGCGCCTACCTTGGCCGGGTCAGACAGCACCTTCGCAACCACTTCGGAGCCCATGAAGTCGTCAGTGCTGATCCAGTCGGCACTCGCGGCCGGGCTGAGCTGGCAACGGAAGTACTGCAGGTTCATGCGCAGCTTGGTGCCGGCGGCGTTCGCGCCCTCGAACAGGATCTCGTACACCTTGCCGCTGTTGGTCAGCGCCTCGATCACGTCGACCGCTGCCGCGCTGTACGTGACCTTGATTTCAGCGCCATCAGCGATAGCGCCCGCCTCAAGGATTTCCAGGCCGGCGCCAGTCATCTGGAAGTCGTCGCCTTCCGTGTAAGTGGTTCCACCGGTAGAGGCGGTCACACTGGTGATGGTCAGCGGCATCTTGTCGAGCAGGATGGTGCCGCCTTTGGTCGCAACGTGGGTCTCGTCGGTCACCGTCGCGGCAGGAACCTTGGTGACGTCGCCCCAATACATGGCCGCCAGGTTGGAGGTGTACAGCTCCCGCCAGTTCATGGTCAGACTCATGCTGGTGATACGGCTGAGCGCGTCATACTCGCCACCCTGCGGAGTGGTGGTGTCGGCCAGGGTGATGTCGGATTTCTCGATTGCCTGTACCAGCGTGGACACCAAGCCCACCGGGGTGAAAGTGCCGCCCACGCCATACGGGCGCATCTTGACCAAGCCGCCGACCACGAACGTTTCGATATCGCGTGCCATGTTTTACTTCTCCTGCATGTCGCCAGCGATGACGCCCAAGCTCTTCAGCCAGGCGCGTTGCTCTGCGGTTACTTTGATAGTGGCGCCTGATTCCAGGTCCACGCGTTCGTGGGTATGTGGTTTGAGCAGCTTCACTTCGAAGCGCGGAACAGCGCGCTCCACCGCTGCCGCAGTGCCTTCAGTTTTATCGGGCATGCCGTAACTCCTGAATGATGGTGTGCAGGTACAGGGGAATGAGGACGGTCGCAGCAACCAGGCCATCCGCCGGCGGGAAGTGCTGGGGCGCGCCCAACGTGATCGCAGGTACGCCCCTGGGCAGCCAATCCGGTGCTTCGGCCATTTTCGGCATGAGACACTGAATCAAATCGTGCTCAAGGTCCTCGATCACACCCTCGTAATCGTTGAGCCCCGCCTCTACCGCGCCGATCACGTCAAAACCTGTGAAGACCTTCAGCGCCAGCGGCCCAGCGACTGGCGCCTGCCCGCGGGACTTCTGCACCACGATCAACGGATAGGCCACATCCTTGGCCTTGATGATCTCGTTGAACCACCCGCTTTTAACGTTGGGCCCGGCGGCCGTGCGGTAGCCATTGGCGACGGTAATCATCGACAGCCGCGCTATCAGGGCCTTCCGGCCTTCGGTCAGGATGTTCATGTGCTCACCATGGTTTGTGCCGTGATCATGTGGCCGTCATCCTCGATCAAGCGCTCGATCAGGAACCGCTCGCAGCCGACCTGGAAGTGATCGCCAATGGCAACGGGCGGCACATCCGAACATTTGAAGGTCACGCCCACAGAGCTCGTCTGAAAGGTGCCTTCGGCGCCGGCGAACTGAAGATTGCGATCGATCATCAACGGGATGTCCTCGACCGGCTGGCAGCCGGGCGAATGGAACGAACCGATCGAGTCGGAAAGCCGATCGGCACAGACCCGGTGCAGACGCGCCTGGGCCCGAGCAAACCGGCCGGCCATCAGTTGGACAGTCGCACGGGGGCGAAGCCGCCTGACTCGTCGGCGACCAGCTTGCCGAACGCGACCGAGGAAGCGGTGCCGTCGGCGACCATGGCGCCAGCCTTCAAACTGACCTTGGCACCCGCCAGCAGGCCGGCCGTGGTGGGCAGACTGAACACACCGGTAGCGCGGGCAGCGAACGGCACGCCTTCATCTGCGGTAACCAGGGCGACGATCGCCAAGGTGCCAATGGCATAAGCGGTACCGGAAACGACACCGCCAGCAGGAGCGATCAGGGTGAGGCTTTCGCCGTCTTCAACGTAATTCTTGGCCATGGTTGATTTCTCCGAATGGCAGAAAAGAAAAACCCCGCAAAGGCGGGGCTAGTCAGGGCGGTGGCTATCAGGCGGCGCCGTTGGCCTTCTGCAGGCCGCGGTAGTCGAGCGGCGCTACACCGGCATCGATGCGTACCTTGGTGGCGACACCATCAACGCTGAAGCCTTGCTGCTGCTCCAGGTAGGGGGTGTCGACGCCGTTGAGGTACGAAACCTCGATGGTGTCGGAACCCTGCTTGGCCGCCAGATACCAGCTGGTGGCCGAAGCGTCATCGAGGCGGGGCTCACCGATCACCTGCGCAAAGCCTCGGATCGGGTTGATGATCCCCGAATTGACATCGGCGCCGGGCACCGACTCGGAGTTGATGATCTGGTTGGCCTTGTCTTCCAGTGCCACCGGCGTCAGCACGAAGGCTGGGCGGATGTTGAGATTGCGACCCTTGCCGTCCGGTGTGGCGGTCTTCTGGGTGGCCATCTGGGTCTTGGCCTTGCTCAAGCTGTCGATGGACAGAGCGGAAGCTGCACCGGTCAACAGGTTCTTGTGATCGGCATGAAACAGCGCCTTGCCGTCGTTCATCTGCGGGTTGCCGGTCAGCACCGCGTACACCAGGTCGCCGATGGTGCCCTTGGCGGCTTGACCCATCTTGAACGGGATGTCGGTCAGCATGTGCAGGTCATCGTTGATGATGGCCTGGCGGGTGATACTGAACAGCTCGCCGTAGGTCGCCAGCGCGATCTGCGCACCGGTTTCGCCCAGGGTGACGTACTTGTACTCGGCGCCTTCGCGCACCTGGCGCAGCGAGCTGAACTCGGACAGGCCGACACGACGCGCCACCTTGAAGTCGCTCAGCTGGCCGCTCTTGGTCCACAGCTGATAGGTCTCTTCGGAGTCCTCCCAGCCTGCCAGCACCGACTTGTTCGCGGTATCCAGCAGGATGCCGCCAAAGTCGCTGGAAGTGTGGGTGAACGCCAGGCCGACCATCTGCATTGGGTTCAGGCCGGCGATGCCGATGCCGCGGTCCGTCAGCGATGCCCGGGCCAGCTCGCGCAGGCTCATGTGCACGTAGGCGTTGTCCTTCTCGGCCTCGGCGTGGCGAGCACGGGCCATGACCGAGTTGCGAACGGAGTCGCCCACCAAGTTACCGTTGGAGATGTGGCCCGGCGCGCGAGCGGCGGGGGTAGTGTTTTCGCCCAGCTTGGCCAGCAACTTCTGGCCAGCGGCCTCCGCGGTCACGGTGTGATCCAGCAGGCAAGTGTTCAGCAACTCGGCGTGAGTCTGCGCAAAAGAGCCGAATGCCGTGGTGATCGCAGTGCGGCGGGTGTTCTCGGCGGCCAGCACCTGAGCGCGGATGGTTTCTTCCGACTGGGCGGCCGGGGCAGCGGGTGCTGCTGGAACGGCGGCAACCGGGGCTGGAGTGGCTGGTGCTGCGGCAGGCTGGGTAGCATTGGCTTGCGGCTGCAACAGGGCTTTCAGTGCTTCTGGCATGTGGTCAAACTCCTTCATGCGGTTTGAGGTGAGCTGTGCTGCAGCAGCGAGCGGCTCGGTAAGTTGGTCGGCAAAGCCCGCCTCGACAGCCTCGCGGCCATTCATCCAGGTCTCGCTTTTGAGCAAGCCCTTGATCTCGTCTTCGGATTTCCCGGTCTTGGTGACGTAGGCCATGATCAGCGTGCCCTCGACCTTGTCGAGCAGCTCCGCATAGCGACGCATGTCGTCGGCATCACCGCCGGAAATGCCCCAGGGCTTGTGCACCATCATCATGGCGTTCTCGGGCATGTAGATCGTGTCGCCGGCCATGGCGATGACCGAGCCCATCGAAGCGGCCAGGCCGTCGATATACACGTCCACCCGGGCCGGGTGATTCTTGAGCAGGTTGTAGATGGCAGTCCCTTCGAACACGTCGCCACCCGGAGAGTGGATGCGCAGGTTGATCAGCGACACGTCGCCAACGGCCTTGAGGTCCCTGGCGAATTGCTGGGCAGTGATACCCCAGGCGCCGATCTCGTCGTAGAGCAGGATCTCGACCTGGCCGCGGGCCAAGGCATTGATGCTGTACCAGCTTTCGCTGGGTTTATTCTGTTGTGTCAGGGCGGCGAGCGGCGCCAGCAGCACCGTCTTCAGTTGGCTGCGCATCGGCGGCTCCATTTTTGGCGTAGTACTCGTGATAGGCGTCGGAGCTGAACACCAGCCCGTCCTCCCGGTTTGTCTTCACTTCCGCAGTGCGTGCCCGCTTCAGTTCTTGCGGGTTCCGGCCCCGTGCACGCGCGACCTCGGCTTCATCAGCAAACCCGGCCTTGACCAGAGTTTCCCAGGCGTTGGCTTCCTGGACCGGGTTGATCCACGGCATGACCGGGCCTTGATAAACCGCCCCATACAGCGTGCGCGGGTCCACATCAGCCGGCGGTTTGAGCTTTCCGCTCAAGAGCGCCACGCTGATGAACTCGCGGTAGACCGGCCGGCTCCAGTAGTCGATGAACTCATGCTGAAGCAGGTCGTAGCCTAACTGGGCCTCTACCAGTTCCTGCCGCTGCGCCGAGTAGGTGCCGTCGTAGCTCCGCGCAACCGTCGAATAGGCGCCCCGGGTGCCGGCCGCGATCGCGCGCAGCTGGCCATTACGGAAACCTTCGAGGAATGGGTTTGGCCGGTTGCTTTCAATGACGCCAATGTCCTCGCCCGGCAGCAGGGTGTCGATCACCACGCCCGGCGCGATCGGAAAGGTTCGCTCGCCAGGTGCCTCGCCGTTCTTGTGGTCGGTCCAGCTGTCCGGGTTGCCCTTCTTGATGTACATGGCCAAGGCGGCGCTGATGCGCGCTGCTACCCGTTCGCTTTCTTCGTAATCCTTGATATCGGCGAGGCGGATCAGCACCGCGTGCAACAGCGGAACGCCCCGGTTCTGCCCGATCCGCTTGCGGTAGGCAATGTGGATCATCTGCTCGGCGTCGACGCGCTTTGTCTCGAAGGAAAACCCGAAACCGTTGAGGCTGCCGGGATGCTTCTTGAGGAGGTGATAGGCCCGCACCCGACGCCAGGCGTCCCGCTCGATACCTTGAACTATGCCCTTGGAGTCGTCGTTCAGATTCAACGGTAGGAAGTCGGGTTCCAGTAGCTCGAGCGCAAACGGCACGTCAGTGAGGAACGTGTAATTGGCGACCTTGCCCCGGACCTTCTGGGCTAGCATCTCACCATCCCGCAACCAGGTTCGACAGACCTGCCGCTCCATCTGCGGCCGGGATAGCTCGCCGGATACTTCTGGACGAAGGGACCATTCAGCCCATTCCGCCTTGATCTGGGCGGCGAACGCCAGATGGACCGTACCATCGTAGCCGAGCGGAATAGGCTCGATCCCAATGCCGGCGCCGCCCACCACCCGCTCTTCCAGACGGTCGAATATGCCGGTGACCAGATCATGGTCTTCGTCGAGCTTTCGGGACTGTTCGCGAAGCGACCGCGCGCCCAACTGCAAGGATGCATCGGCGCTGCGCGGTTCGCCCTTGGCCTTGTGGGTCCGGGTGGGCTTCGCCGCCTCGTACGCCAGGATCAGCCGGCGAGCCGCAAGGCGGTTGGCTACCGTGCCGGGCGCGAACGGCTCGAGCAGCTTGTCGATAAAATTCTTCATTCGAAGCTCGCCAGCGAGTAACCGCGGCCCCCGCGCACCTGCGATGCCTGAGCAGATACCCGGCGCTCCCATTCAAGCCTGCCGGCGCGAATGTCCGGCAGGTCGGCCATGGTCAGGGTACGGCCACCGAAGATAGTGGTCTTGCCTTCGAGCACGTCCATTTCGGCCTGCAAGTACTTGGCGACCATCTGCTGGGGTGTGGGTGTTAGGACTACAGCCATGGGTCTTCCCTCTGTTTGAGCCAATCGCCCGAGGACGGCCGCGGTATGCTTTTGGTGGTTGGGGTTTCCGCCGGCGCTCGCGCGGCAGGTCTGGCCAAGGCCAGGGCGTCTAGATCAAGGCCAAAGCGCAGCTGGCTGATTCGCAGCGCCGCCAGGGCATACACGAAGCAATCGAGCGCCTCGTTTCGCCTGCCGCCACTGTCCCAGCGCAGCACGCGCTTACCCTTCGATATCTGCGCCTTTTTCTTCTCGGCGGTGATTTGCTTGAGCTCATCCTCGTCGCAGATCAGATCGTTGAGCGGGAAATGCACGCAGCCTGGCGTCGGCACCCACGGCTGTGGAACCTGAATGCGCAGGCGGCTGTAAATGATTTCCTTGGCGTTGTCGGTACCGACCTCGGTTTTGTAGACCTTGTCCTTCTTCCGTTTCGGAAAGTTGGCGATCGGCTTGCCATAGGTGGAAGCACCGAACACTGGAATGACCCATTGCACGCCATGCTTGCGGCTCTCCGATGCAACTTCGTCGGAGTAATGGCCGCCGGCGTCCCAACACCACCGTTCGACCTGCATCTGCAGGCCGTCTTCTCGCAAGAAGGTGCGGTGGATCTCGACGCCCACCTTGCGGCGAAGCTCTTCGCTGGCCGGGTCGCCCGTGAGAATCGAACGATGAATCAGCCAGGCCTCTTCCCCCACACCGAACGCCCAGACCCGAAGCTCGTAGCGATCGTCCTGGGTGTCGATACCGCCGACCAGTACCAGGCCTGCCAAAGGCACAGCCGGGTAGACCTCGCGGCGCCCGTAGAGAAGCTCCCAGTCGACCTTGTCGCCCTGATCCTCTTCCCATGTTTCGCCGCGGGTGGTGTTGATGAAAGTGATCAGCTTCTCGCGATCGCCTTTGACCTTCAGCCATTCCTCGGCCAGCTTGAGCCAAGTGCTCCAGGTGCTGTAAATCGCCCAGATGCTCCAGCTGACAGAGCGCGGCGTTCTGATCGGTTCCCCGGCAGCGTCAAACCAATCCATGCTGTCGCGCGTCCAGATCTGAGTGTTCTCGCAGATCCAGCGGCCGGTTTTCGATTGCTCGACCATCTCGTTGTGCCAGATGACGCACTTGGTGTGCTCGCAGACATACCAAGCACGCTCAGCCTCGCCGAGGGCGTTCTTTTCCCACTTCAGACCGTATTCACAGTCCTTGCCGCCCCATTGCAGGGTTTGCTCCCTGCGGCAATGCGGGCATTCGATGTGAAACTTCAGCAGGTAAGGGGATTCCTCGACGGCCTTTGTCACCTGGCATGAACCAGCGATTTTCGGTGTCGAGCCCCTGATGGATTTCGGATAAGTCGCGCCGTCCAAGCGCTTGTCGCCCAGGGTAATCGGCGCGCCCTCCCCCTCCACGCTTGCGTCGAAGTTGGAAAGCTCGTCGTAGATCACCTCGTCGGCGGACTTCTCGCGGTAATTGCGTGAGGCCTTGCCGCCGAGGATCCAAAGGGTTCGCCGGTTCGCGAATACTTTCTGACTGAGCGTGTTGTCGGCGTGCTTCTTGTCCAGCCATGGTGCCAGGTCACGGATGCATTCAACGTCGCGCACCATACCGATGACGTGGCTTTTGCTGATCGACTCGGCGTCCGGGTCGGTCGGGCTCCACATGATCACGTTGCGGCGCTTGTGCTGAATCTTGTAGCCGATGTTGGCCATGAGCAGCTTGGTGTAGCCGATCCGGGCCGACTTGATGAAGTTGACAACCGATATCAGGTCGTTGCCCATGCTGTTGAGGATTGCCACCTGGAACGGCTCAGTGGTCCATTTGCCCTCGTTGTAGGACGATTCAGCCGACATATAAAAGTTGTTGTCGGCCCACTCCACCGCGGTCTGTGGTGGATCCTTGTTCAGTGCGTCCAGCCCAAGCTCGATAGACCTGCTCAGGTCACTCAGCCAAGGACTCAACATACTCATCTAAATATCCCGGGATCTGCTCGCCGAACTTGGCGGCGATGTTTCGTGCAAGGGCAATCTCCCGCTCTATCGACTCGACCACTCGGGGATCAACTTCAGGATGCCGGCGGCTGACAGTCTTCGCGACCGTGTCGAGCTTCGATCCAATCTGCGCGGCGATTTTGGCCAGCGCAAACGTGGCAAATGGGACGGGCACCAGAAGCTTGTCTTGCACCTGGTTCCTCTTCTCCTGAGCGTCGGCCTGGGCGGCGGTCAGCCGGAGACGTTCCTGCAGCAGCTTGTACTCGACATAAGGGTCGACACCACCTTCGCCCGTATCCTCAGGTTGTTGTTTTCTGAGGCTGTGCGCAATGCGGTTTTCGATCACCTTTTGCGCCGTGTAAAACGCTTCCCGGCCGATGCGCTCGACGGGCTCAACCCCCCATTTGTCAAAGGCTTGAGGGGAAATGCCCAGGCTCGCCGCCATGTCGGATTTGTTCAACCAGCCGCGCTGCTTGGTTGTTTCGTTTTTGGCCATGATTAAACAACAACCAACCGTGGGAAAAAGGTCATACATCGTTGGCGCGCGGGGTTCGAATTACCCTCCGTGGGGGGGTAGGCCAGGAGGACCCTTTGTAGCACGCCACTGCCCCGCCGCGAGCAGGCGCCCTGCCTTGGTGCGTCAGCGTCGACGCGTGGCCAGAGCCCTATCGAATGCCTTCTCGAACTGAATCGAAAGCTGTTCATCTGCCACCCGCTCGCCAATGCCGAAGAAGTCCAGCGCCCGCGTATAGGCTGGTTTGCCCACGAAGGCCAAGACCATCTGCACATCGGATCGCTTGGTGCCGGTGCGCTCTGCGATGCCGATGGCGTTGCGTCCTTTGCGCATCACGAAATAGCGCTTGGTGTTCCCTGCGCTGCGCCTGCTAGTAGTGCTGTTCTGCAAGCGATCGCCTTGGGCACCTAGGCCCGACAGGATCTTCTGCAACTGGCCGCGGCCGATGTTGCCGTAGCTGTCGAGCGGTGCGCCCTTGCCAGGCACGATGAACTTGCCTTCGGGAAGAATCCCGCGTGCCCTAAGTAGTGCCTCACTGCGCTTGGTGTTGCGGTCACCGCCATACACCTCGGGAGTGAGCCACTTGGTGGCGGGCTGCGCGCCATCGGCTTCGTCCTTGATCCACACCCGCGCTTCCATCCTCTGCTTGGTGGCAGGGATCAGGCGCAGGCTGTTCATGGTGTAGGGGGTGGGCCTGTCGAACACAGACCTCATCTCATCTTCGAGCCTGGCCTTCACCAGCTTGGCCGTCTCGGTGAGAGCAAGCACGGTGGCAAAAGGTATCTGGCGCTGCTCGATGTCGGTCAGCTCGGACAGATTGTCAGCGAGACCGCGTGCTCGGACAGTGATCATGGTTCTCTCCAGATCCAGACGACTACTCGATAATACTTATCGGAGCTCTTGAAATTGTGCGGGGCAACCGGTATTGGTGGGCGAAATTAAAGTAGTAAGGAAACACGATTCTATGAGAACTAAAGCTTATTCTGCAGCTGCGTCCCTTTTCGCTGCATTAGCACTTTCCGGTTGCGCCATTGGCCCACAGGAGACTTGGACCAACCTAGGGCCAGGCGCAATCGTCACTGCTACAGGCAGAATCGCATGTTATAACGACGCTAATATCATCGACGGAAAGCGCCAGCCCGGAATCCTTTGTGCGACGCCAAGCTCCGGATTCTTAAGCGATGGAGAGCCTTCAGTGATGGCCCAAATGGGCTACGGTCGACCGTTCAAGATACCTTTCAGCGAAACCTTGAAGGGCGTAAAGCTTCCATTCGGGGATAAATCAGGTCTGCTGCAGTGCGAGCCCTTAAAGGCTGACGCGAGCAAATCTGTGCCTGAGAGTTTCTGCAAGGTTACGGCCAATGGGCAGCCGCTGGTCAGCGCGAAAGTAGTTTTTCAAGGCATAAACGACGCTTTCAAGCCTTAGGCTTGGTGCGGCACGCTCTCCCATATTGACGAACGTGAAGCCTTACTGACTCGCGCGGTCTACCGCTTCCGTGGCCTTGACGGCCGCCTTGTCAGCCGTATCAGCTGCGCGGGTGGCCTTGTCGGCTGCCCTGTCGACCTTCTCGGCCGCCTTCGTGGTGTTCTCGGAAAGCTTGTTCAGTCGCATGTCCCGCTGGGTCAGCGCTTCGTCGTAGCCCTTGCGCACATCGGCGACCTGCTGGTTGTACCAACTGAACATGGACCACTGCGCAGCCTGATAGCCCAGCACTGCACCGCCGGCGACCAGCAGGATTGCAATCACCCAAATCTCTACCCGGCGCCACCATCGGCGCGCGATGAATTCCATTGCACATCTGTCCATCAGTTGACCCCCCTGAGCTGCAACCTCAG